ACACCAAAAAAACGGATTTGTGACGCTTACAGTGTAAAACCCAAAAAAACCCCTCGTTTTTATTTTTTTTTCAAGATTTTATTGGACCTATGTCAAAATGGACATTTTTAAAATGTCCAAAATCGAAAATCCTTTTCCCTTTTGGATGCAAAAATATGTAAAAACGCGAGGTTTTTTCCTTAGCCTCCCAGAAAATCCTTGAATTAACCTCCTTTTTTCAAGGTTTTCATTTTAAAAACCTCTTTTCTCAAAAATAGAGGATAAAAAAATAGGGGATCCTTGTAAAATCCTTGAATTAACCTCCTTTTTCAAGGGTTGCTATTTTCAAAAACGAAATATGTGAAAAATGGGGGATAAAATGCTTCATATGGGCGGGCTAGGAAACCCATTTTTATTCAAAAATATCGAAATACAAGAGAATCTTCCTCTCCATCTGTAACATCGTTATCAATCACAATATATTTTCCAAAATTAGAAATCCTATAATATTCTACCTTACCAATGTTGAGATTTTTTATTTTTTCTATTATTACTTTTTCATCTTGTTTAGTTAAAGAAGGTAGGTAACTGCCATTTTCATCCCTAGTCTTTTTCTTGAAATGTAATAGATTGAGATCTTCTATTTTTGGATATGGACGACCACCTCTATCCCCATAAAAATCATCCATTTCAAATTTGAAATAAGGTAAAACTATTTTGTGTATTAAATTTATTTTTTTGTTATTATCCATTGTTGTAAAATATATAGTTATAATTTATCGTTTATACTTTACATTTAAAGTAAGACGGACTTTTGTATCAATTTTTATATTTTATATCATAAATACAGTAAAAGCATAAAGGGCATTATATATTTCATAGTATTTAATATGTAATATGTAATAAATGATATGTATTGTTGTGTGTATTTTTTATGTTGCATACATCAATCCACAGTTTCCACCAACGAAATAAACAATATTATATCTTTCTTCAAACAACACCATATTGAAGTTATAATCATAGATACGCCATGTAGGTTTATTGATACCAATTATTTCACCAGTATCCGGGTCACAAATAGTAAGAACTTGTGCGTTTGGATCTAATGGAGGATTTATCGTATTAAACTCCAACTCAATCAAATGAAATCGACTCATATTAATAGCACCGGATGGTTGTAAGTCATAAGGAGACGTATTTAACCCAAAGTTATACACATACAGTCCTTGTGGAGCATTCGACGCAGTTCTCGTATATTTTTCAACATAGTTAAATACACCAGCAGGTTGTAAGTTCTCACGATACTGTCCATCAAACAATACGCCCATATTCACCAAAATATATTTGGTATTTTCTAAGTTATAGTTTCCTGTAATAAACAACCCCGAGTTTGTCCCACCTGGGTTTAAAGTTGGACCATAAACGATAGTTCCGTCTAAAAGATTATATGATACATCCGTAGGTGCTTGAAAAATATCATTGGGTAAATAGCCGTAAGGCCTATTCGTATAATTCGACCATTCATTTCTCATATTAACATCATTTCTTTGGAAATAAAACATCCAACTAGGAACAAGACCAATAGAATCCAAAGCTATCTTATTCGCTCCAGTAACATTATAAAACACAGACTCGCGTATCTGTTTGAATAAATATTTCTGTTCGTTTTTCGCAAATACTTTTGCCTCGTCATTTGATAAAAAGGCATAGGTACAGTTCAGGTTAATGTTCGCATTCCATATATTTCTCTGATCAAGGTAAGAGTCCATTCCGAGTGTCACGTCTGGTGGTGTTTGTAAAAAACGATACATCTGCATATAAAACAAGTTCATATTAGGAGCTATGTATGGATAGTTGTTTGCATAGTCATAGACATCACGTATCTGAAACAACTGGTTAATTGGACGAAATGTAACCGATATTTGAAGCTCGTTATACTGTAGGGCAATCAATGGAAATGCCATTTGTGTTTTCAACTGAAACCAAGAGTTCAAAGGGATATAGAGAGTGCGGCCTAATATAGAAGGTTCTGCTCCTGTAACACTTGGAGTATAAAATGCGTTTGGATATGCGTTGACACGAGTGCCAGAGTTTGCAGGGTCAACTAGTTCAGGGACATTTCCAATCATTTCATTAAACAAGGCCTTTTTATCGGAGTTAAAGTCACGTTGAACCATGGACAAAATATATGCGCCTGAATACTCTTGTAGTTTTTGGTTACCACAATTGATTGTAATATTACTTATCATTTGAGCTCCAATATTTTCAATCCATTTGAACTCATATGGTGCCCAGGGTGTTTGAAAAGTGCCGCCGCCTTGTTGTGGAGGTAATTCAACGGTTTGTGGTGGTAAAATAGGACTCCAGATATTTGGTAAGTCAACGGATATATAACAGTCCATTAATAAATCGGCATATCTTGGTATTTTGAAGACAAATGTAGACTCTTCATTTAGTTGAAGTGTTTTAGAACCTTCATAGTCAACCCGAAACTTTTGAAGACCGAAATTAGTATGTTTTGCATATTTTGCTTTGAAAAATGTTTTGGATGGATTGCCGAATAATACTACACTTTGTTGACCTTCACTCACGAGATTTAATAATCCTCCAGCCATATTAATATATAGAATATATAATAATATAATATATATTTAACCTTTTGTTTGAGAATTTATATTGTTGTTTATTGATATTTATATTGATATTTATATTGTTGTTTGAGAATTTATATTGTTGTTTATTGTTATTTATATTGATATTTATATTGATATATATTAATATATAAGAATGGAACAACAATCAACCAAAGGGATTATTGATATGAAAAGCATTATGTCTATTATGAAAGAAATAAAAGAAGATTTCGCCCAGTATATGATATTAGTATTTATATGTGTAATTGTTCTGTTTATGCTTTATTATTTAATAACATTATCCAGAATGAGTGGGGTAGAATGTAATAAGATGAATACTTTATATGGTAAAATGAACTCTTATTTAAGGTCTATTAACGAAAACGATGATAAATGTACCGGGAACTTGGCCGACTACTATATCAAAACTGCTTATAACTGTTGTAGTGGTGGAAACTTCAAGAACGATTTTGTCAACTTGTGTAACTTAAAAGCAGTACTCAATCAAGGAGTAAGGGGTCTGGATATGGAGATTTATTCCATCAATGATGAACCAGTTATTTCTACATCTACTTTTAAAGACAACTTCTATGTCAAAGAAACATATAACTCTGTAAAGTTTACCGATTTTATGAACACTCTTGTAAACTATGCATTCTCTAATAGTACTGCGCCAAATCCAGATGATCCTATTATACTTCATTTAAGAATTATGAGTAGTAATCAAAATATGTACACCAAACTAGCTTCTATACTTGAATACTATAACAACTACTTATTAGGAAGTAAATATAGTTATGAGAATAACGGGAACAATTTAGGATCAACAAGACTACTTGACTTGAAAAGAAAGATTGTGATCATTGTAGACAAGTCAAATATTTCGTATTTAGACAATCGTGCATTTTTAGAATATGTGAATATGACAAGTAACTCTATGTTTATGCGTGCTCTTCGTAACCATGATGTAGAATATACGCCTGACTTAAATGAACTAACTAGTTATAATAAGTCGAATATGACAATTGCGATTCCTGACTTAGGACCGAAGGCAACCAACCCTAACTCTGTGATGGCAAGAGCCGCTGGCTGTCAAATGGTTGCTATGTGTTATCAACAAGTAGATAATATGTTGGAAGATAATATGTTGTTTTTTGATAACTGTGGGTATGCCTTTTCTTTGAAACCAAAAGACCTAAGAGGTTTCCCAGCTACTATAGAAAATCCAGCGCCACAAAAAGAGTCATACTCTTATGCGCCTAGAACACTAAGTAGTAAGTTATATAACTTTAAGATTTAAAAAAAGTGTAAGGATATTTTAAAAAAGTGTAAGGATATTTAAAAAAAGTATAAGGATAATATATCATATAATATAAATGTATATAGTTGGGTTTATATTGTATGGAATTTCATTTACATATTTACATATAGTAGACTTTTTGAAAAAAAGAAAGGAAAAAAGACATTAGAGCATAACTCTTGTATTAAACAATATTTATTATTCACCTATTATTTAATTCTTCTTATTATATAAGAGTAAATCTTTTATTTTGTTATGTCATCATCGAAAAAATCATCCTTTTCAAATAAAAATAAAAATACAAAAACAAATAAAACACAAAAAAGTACGTTCTCTACTGTGAAATCAACTCGTTCTCCTGTGTGCGATACCAATATGACATATAGTGAATGCGAACTTGCCATTCTTCGTATTCAAGCAGACAAGGCCAAAGAAAAACTAGATAAAAGAAGGGTCAACTCTCCAGAAATAAAGAAAATTATAAGCATAGTCGAACAATTTATTCGAAATAAAAAGCCTATTGTTTATGGGGGGACTGCGTTAAATAATATTTTACCAGAAGAAGACCAGTTTTATGACAAAGAGCTTGAAATACCGGACTACGACTTTTTCAGTCCCAATGCTTTAGACGATGCCAAGGAGTTGGCAGATATTTTCTTTGAGAATGGGTTCCAAGACTGTGAGGCAAAGTCAGGTATGCATCATGGAACGTATAAAGTATTTGTAAACTTTATTCCGGTCGCTGATATTACATACTTGACTCCTGAGATATTCTATGCTTTGAAAAATGAGACGGTGAATAAAGATGGCATCCAGTATGCGCCTGTTAATTTTTTAAGGATGTCTATTTATTTAGAACTTTCTAGACCAGCAGGTGATGTTGAAAGATGGAATAAAGTATACGACCGACTACAACTATTAAATAAACATTATCCATTTAATTCGAAAAACTGTAGTAAGGTGGAGTTTCAAAGAGGGCTTGAAAATACGAATATAAATAAAGATGCGAAAACAACGGATTTGTCCCATAAAATATATAGTTTGACAAAAGACACATTTATCAAACTTGGGTGTGTATTTTTTGGTGGATATGCCATTACACAATATTCCCAATATATGCCATCAAAACTTAGAAAAAGGGTTCAAAAATATGCGGATTTTGACGTCCTTTCACATAACTCAAAACAAACAGCGTATAAGTTGAAAGAGGTTCTAACCAAAAACGGGATAAATAATGTGAAAATTATAAGAAGAGACCCAGTTGGAGAAATAATACCACTTCATTATGAAGTGAAAGTTGGAATAGATACAATTGCTTTTGTATATGAACCTATTGCTTGTCATAGTTATAATGTGATAGAAGTGGAGAATGAAGAAACGGGAAAAGAAGAAAAAGTGAAGATAGCCACTATTGATACGATGCTTACATTTTATTTGGCGTTTTTATACACAAGTCGTCCATATTATAACGAATTTATAGACCGTACACTTTGTATGGCTGCATATTTATTTGAAGTCCAACAACAAAACCTTTTAGAACAAAAGGGGTTACTAAAACGGTTTAGTATTACTTGTTATGGACATCAAGAGTCTGTTGAGGAAATCAAGGACAAAAAGGCGCATAAGTATTTGGAGTTGAAAGATAAAAAGGGGACAAGAGAGTATGAAGAATGGTTTTTGAACTATGAACCGTATAAAAAGTATATGAATATAAGTGAAACACAGAATACACCAATAAAATCCCAGCCTCAAACACAGACACAGAGCCCTCAAACTCAATCAAAAGGTCAACTAGTTAAAAAAAATATGAATACGAGAAAAAGAAACCGAAAGGTGAAAAGGGTTCACAATCCATATACACATAAAAAGTTCAATCTGAAACGCTTTATGAATAAAATAAAGAATAAAAAAGAGAATAAATAGAAAGAAGAGTTATACAGAGGTACAGTTTATACAGAGGTACAGTTTATACAACCGTAAAATATGATATCAATATATTATTTATATTCATATCAATATGTTGTGTAATATATAATTTATATAAACTAATATATATAATATGGCCGAAGTATCGAATAAAGACAAATATACAACAAATAAAAAAGAAATAGAACAAATAGAACAAAAGACATACAAAGTTATTCATGTTACAAGAAAAAATGAGCCAAAAAGTATATTTGTTTTTACAAGTGATAAGAATAGTTTAGATAGTATAAGTTTAGATAGTATATTTACAGTTGAAGAAAGACAATTCATAGAGGATAATAATATCAGTATCGAACCTGTTCCATATGAAATAAACTATGATGACACTATTCAAGATATAAAACTTAAAATAGCAAATGCTTTTAAGACAAGAGATAAAGATAAAAAACAAGTGTCCGTAGAAGAACTGATGCTCTATTACAGGAAAAGAGAAAAAATAGATAGTTTGTCACTATACGAGTCTTTAAATAAAATGAATACAAATCTTTTGAATAGTGAGTTGAACAAAGTAAGTAGCTATCGTAGAAAATATGTGAAGCCTTTACCTATTACCAACACAACTATAAAAACCTATTTTGAAAATGTATTGTTTGATGACGAAAACAGGGATATTACAGACTATAATATGAATATACATAATGACACGCAGAGTAAAGAGAGAGAGGGTGGAACGAAACGAACAACGTTTTATGAAAGCTTGAACAAGGATATTTATGACTATGATGATATTTATAATATGCATATAGATGGTGAATACATAGTTGAACGTGACTTTTATGTTTACAATAGAAGTAGTGATAGTAAAAAGGATACAGGGTTGCCAATAGCTTCCCCATATAAATTTGTTGACTTTTTTGAAGGGAAGCAACAACCACAACAACCAAATGAAGACATACAAACTTTTTATAGACAAATAAAACAAACACTTGTAAATGAAAAAAGAACTGAATTGAAACAAAACGATAGTCGACTTTTATTAGATATTGGCGACA